TATAGAATACAGACAAATGAATAAGTTTATTAACAATTAAATATAAAACAAAATGGCGGATTTTTCATTAACCACCCTCTTTGTGGTACCAGTAGGACAAACAACGTTTCCTAGCTCTGGATCCACACAGAATTTAACTGCAGGTCAAGTTGGTATCTTTGATAATAACTATGCTGCAACAAACACTCCTGGAAGTGCTCCTTATTTTTACATTGCTCAAGGTAGAACTAACACCTATTTGCAAGGATCTAAACGTTCAGATAAAATCGCTGGATGTATTGAAGGTTCTTGTAAGTCTAATGTAACTGAATGGTACAAAGTGACTGGCTGTCCTACAGCTGCCACTCAAGTAACTGATGTTGCAAATTTTAATGTAAAATGTGGTGAAGTTGTAACTATTACGTTACGTGCACACTCTTCTTACATTGATACATTGTATTTCAATGGTTTCACTCGTAGCATCACTGTACAAGCTCCTTGTTGTGATTGTGGTGGTGATCCTTGTGACACAGTGGATGTACCAGCGTTTATTGATCAGTGTATCTTGAAGTTCCAACAACAAGCTCCTGGTAACAACCCTGACAACATTAGCTTTAACACTTTCTATCAATTCCAAAGAATTGGTAATAATGCTAATGCAATTTTACGCATCTCTGGTAAACCATTAACTAAGTATGGTCAACCTTGTGATGTTGCTGCATTTCCTTTTGAATATGACAGAATGTACTTCCGTACTTTCGTTTATTCTGGTCCTGCAACTACAGCTGACTTTATTGTTGCTGACAATTGTAACATTGTTGCTGATGCTGTAATCACTCAACGTGCTTCTTATCCTGATGGAACATCTGATGAGATTAAGCAATTAGAGAAAAACTTCTATAGCTACCAAGCTGGTTATTTGAAGCATTTATACAGAATGGTTGGTTACAATGAAAACTTTGAAAGCTGGGTGAGTGATGGTACCACTTATAATACCTTCTACATCAAGTTTAATGAGTATGACAAATCAGCTTACCAATGGGGTGATTATATCCATGAAGATTCAATGGTGATCATTGCTGTTCCTCAAGCTGCTTCTGCTACATTGGAAACAATTTTAGAGGATGCATTAGGAAATGTAACTGGTGATAACACTTGTATTACTACAACTAGCACCACTACTACTGTATGGCCTTCAACAACAACAACAACAACCTTGATTCCTTAATATAAAGGAAATCATATAACCTATGCCAGAGGTGAGAGGAAGACTCAATCCTCTGGCATATTTATTTTAAACACTATGGCAGATCTTAAATTAGATATATTAGTACTCCCTACATATGATGTATTAACTATGGCAGTTGCTGATACATCTACCTATCCAGTATCTCCTGCTGTAACAAATCCATTAATTGAAATCACTATTCCTAATGGACTAGGCACTGTAACAATTCCTTTTGTACCCACTGAAATCAATATATTCAATTCTGAATCATTGGGCATAACAGACTTAGGAGCTGATTTACTACCTCTTCCAGATGGTGTGTATTTTTTAAAGTATACAGTGGACCCAGCATTTACAAACTTTGTAGAAAGATCAATTATTCGTGTAGATCAACTTCAAGAGAAGTTTGATGCTGCATTCATGAAGCTTGATATGATGGAGTGTGATCTTGCTATCAAGACACAACAAAAAGTGGATTTAAATAGTATATATTTTTTCATACAAGGATCTATAGCTGCTGCAAATAATTGTGCTGTTAATCAGTCTAACAAACTATATATTCAAGCAGATAGAATGTTAAACAACTTTAATAGAAACAATTGTTATTGCACTGGTAATAATTACATCACAAATTTTTATTAATATGGCTAAGTGTAGAGAATGTGGAACCAATGTTGGCTGTGGATGTCAATTGATTAATGGACTCTGCGGATTTTGTCATGGTAAACTAAAACAAACTTTTAAACATGTTATCACCCAGGCTTACAAATTGTATAGAATGTGCTAGTATAACAGCATTACTTGCTGATATAGATTGTAAGATGGCTGAAATAGCAAACAATCTATACAACAATGTTGTATTTTCTTTAAACCGTCCTATATCAGGAGTGGTTACAAATGATCTTTTGAATTATAAAAGGATACTAACATACAAACTTTCTAACATAGACTATGCTGCTGATTACACAGTGGCTATGATTGCTAGTAAAGTGAAAATTTTAATACACAAATAAATAAATATAAAATGTCTCTGTCAAATTGCTCAAATTGTTATAATGGATGTACAGAAATTATTTCTGATAAATGCGTAAGATATACAGGAGTGGATGTTCCTGTTTTAGGAATACAAACAGGTGATAGTCTTTCTTTTGTAGAGCAAGCTCTTATTACATTTCTAACATCTACATTAGATGGTACAGGAATCAAAATTGATATTGATCCTGAAATAATATGCGCTCTTGTTCAAGACTATCTTCCTACATGTGGAGATATTACAGCAGTTGATTTATTCAATGCTTTAATTAAAGCTGCATGCGATCTTCAAGAACAAGTGGATGCAATAGTTGCAGAGCTTGCAATATTAAATGGAAATTATGATATAGATTGTCTTACAGGTGTAACATCTTCTTCAGATACACATGCTATTGTTCAGGCTGTAATTACAAAACTTTGTGATGTAAGTGCTGATTTAGTAGCTCTTGCTCTTGATCTAGATACAAACTATGTTAAACTTGCTGACCTTAATGCATTAATTCAAGCTTATTTAGATAGCATTGCACCAGCAACAAACATACAATACAAAAAGATGGTTCCTTACACAGCAGTGGAATATTATGGACCATTAAGTAACTTTGATGCTTCAGGTGCTGGACTATCTGGATTAGGATGGCAAAATGTATACTTATGTAATGGTAACAATGGCACTCCAGACAAAAGAGGAAGAGTGGGTGTTGGAGCTATCCAAGGAGTGGGTGGTGGAGCATTAAATCCTAATGTAGACCCTACATTCCCAGGTAATCCAAATTACAATCTTAACATGTTACAGGGAACTAACACTGTAACACTTACAACAAATCAAATCCCTTCTCATTCACATTTAGCCACTTCTATAGTTACAGATCCTACACACAACCATACATCAGGAACTATTCCTGGTAAAGGAACTGGATTAACACCTGCAAGTACTGGTGTTGCTGTAGATAGAGCCACCCCTCCAGGTGGTGGTGGTGCAGGAAGTGCATTTAGTGCAAATGAATGGACTACAAAAGCATCAACAGGAATCACTGTTGGTACCACTGTAGCTAATTCAGGAGGAGGACTTTCTCATAGCAATATTCAACCTGTACTTGCTTGTTATTACATTATATATCTTCCTTAATAATAAAATAAACCAATATGACAGTATTAATTACATTAACCACTGCTGGAACTAATACAGGCCCATTTAATCTATTTTCAGATGTTGATGGATTTACATCAGCATTTGAAACAGGAGTGTCTGTAGGAAGTTTAACAGGTGGATATACATCTTATTTAGTTCCTAATGGCACCACAATTATTAGAGTGATGTCAGATGGAGAATGTACAAATTATGTTGATATTCAAATAAACTTAACCACTACTACAACAACAACTATAGCAAATCCTGAATTCTCTTATTTAGTATTTGATAATTATGAAAGTGGGGTGTTTACGTTCACTCTTTCCAATCCAATTTACAGTACAGCTATTACAATAACAAGTGCTGGTGTAAATGGATTTGAAGCAGCAGATTGTTCTGGAGAATACAATCAATTTGATAATATAGGTGTCACTTCATTAATTATAGATGCTGGAGCAAATACAGGATCTGTTTTAGGAAATACACCTATGACCCCTGCCTCATTAAGTTGGGTGAGAATAGATTCTATATTCATTGATGGATATGGAGAATATGGTAATGGTGATACATTAACAATAGATGGAACATTGGTTACAGTGGTTATATCTAATGTATGTTCACTATACACATGTGATATTTATTTTGAATGGCCATACACTTTCTATAGTTCAGGACCTAATGCAGCAATTGATGTATGTTCTTCTCCTACAGTTGGAACAGTGTATACACCATTTGGTAGTCCAATAACAACAGGTATTACAGTTTATACAGACCCTGCATTAAACTTCCCTCTTCTAGGATTCACATATATTTCTGAACCTACAACATATGAGGTGTTTATAATAGATCCACTTACAGGACTTGTTGGTGCAGATACATTAACTAACTGTGGATTTCCTATAGTGACCACCACTAGTACAACAACAACACCACCATAATATTTAAAAACCTTGTTTTGTTGGTTTTACAAGGTAGCTCCTGGGATTTCTATCCTGGGAGTTTTTGTTTATAATCTACTTAGTTAATGTATATAATTAAAATAGTTAAAATAATTTTGTTTGTGTCAATATTAGTTCATATCTTTACACTAATTTTAACCAAACTATTTTAATATGTCAGAAAATCAACAGCTTCTGTCCAAGCTTCAACAACTGTTAAGCTGGAAAAAATCTAAAAAGTTCTATGCTGATAAACTAGGAATTACGGAATTAGAAGTGGGTGAGTTGTTACAAGAATTAAAAAATAGAGAAGATGTAAACAATGAAGCAGAAGCTGGTGTTTATATTGGAGAATTAGAAGAAGCTTTTGTAAAGGTGAATAATGAAAAAGGAACTTTAGAATCTACAATAGAAAGTTCTTTTGAGCCTAAAGATGATATTGAACTTGCAAGACTACATAAGATAAACTTAGATAAATATAAAATATCTAATTACTGGACGAAGCAAAAGAGCAATGGTAAATTTACAAGCTCAGTGTTTGCTACATTAAAAAAAGCTAAGGATTATACAGCAGAAGATTTTGCTAAGTTCTTAGAAAACTATTCTCCCAATCCTGTATATATAGAAAATACAGATTCTGAAAGATTTTCTCTTGAGAATATTGATGTTGAGATTTCTATAGCTGATTTTCATTTAGCTAAGAAAACATTAGAAGGAGAAACAATTAAAGATAAAAAACTACAATTCCTTTCCACTATTGATAATCTTATAAATAAAGTGAGAGGATCATTCAGTATAGACACAATAGTGTTTCCTATATCAAATGATTTTTTCCATACAGATAACTATCAAAACCAAACTACACAAGGTACACCTCAAGATGTTCTTACAGGATATGATAATGAGTATGAAGAAGGATTTGATATTTTAGTTACAGCTATTAATTTTTTACAAGCTGTGAGTAATAATGTAGAAGTGGTGTTGGTTCAAGGTAATCATGATAGAACTAAATCATTTTATTTAGCACATGCCCTTGAAGTATTCTTCAAGAGTAATGATAAAATACATTTTCAAAGAGAACATTCAACAACTAAGTGTGTAGTGTTAGGAAGTACATTTATTGGATACCATCATGGTAATTGTAAAATAGATGATCTTCCTCTTTTATTTGCTACAGGTAAAGACTCTTTTGATTTTGGTGCTGCTAAGTATAGAGAGGTGCATACAGGCGATAAACATCACTATATGGCTAAAGAGGTGAAGGGAGTGAGAATACAACAAATGCCTAGTTTATCAGGAACAGATAGATGGCATTCAGATAATAATTTTGTAAACAGTATTCGTGCAGGACTTGCATTAGTGTACCATCCTACATTAGGTAAGATTGCAGAATTCGAGAGTAGAATATAAATAATATGGCAACATTAAGAAAATTGGTATCAGATGTGCGTGCAATGCACAAACTATTATCAACAGATAATTTAATAACAGATAGAGTGGTGGCTTCTGAAATCAGAAACAACACTTTATTATTAGTTAAAAGAGAAACCAATCTTAGAAAGCTTTGGGCTACAGATACATTATTCACCACCATTCCTTGTTTAGAGATGGTGGAAGTTTCTATTTCTGAATGTTGTGAATATGTTGATCCTTGTACAATTGGAAGAAGTAGATATAAACTTCCTAAAGTGGCTGAAGGAAACTATCAATATGTAATACAAGGGGTGTATTCAATAAATGCATTAAGTGGTATTGGTAAGAAATTAAAAGAAATCACTGTTAATAGATTCATCAATTTATTAAAACTTCCTATTGTAAAAAATGATGAATATTATTGGATACAAAATGGATATCTATATATAAACAATCCTTTACTAAAAGCTATTAGACTATCTGCTTTCTTTGAAGAAGATGTTCCTAATGAGATAATGTATCCAGAATGTGGATGTGGAGGATATGAACCAAATCTAGAAGACTACTGTTTAAACCCTCTAGATAAAAAGTTTGCTCTACCAGGCTATCTAGAGAAACAAGTGTTAGAACTCACATCTCAAAAACTTTTATCTACATACTTCCAATTGAAAACAGATATGACAGATGATGGTGTGGATGGACAAGCTCCTAATACAAAACCTACTAACTAGTGAGAACTCATATTGATTGGCGAAGTGCAAGTAAAGAAAACTACAATAATTTTTGTAAAAAACATCCCTCAATAAAACTATCGTTTGATGAGTGGAGAAACATTGTATATTCATTCATTGAATCATTTAAAGAATATATACTAGAAACAGGAGAAAGAGCAAAGCTTCCTTTTGGGTTTGGAGAATTCTCAATTAATAAAAAGAAGAGAAGAAAGGTGAAAGGAACTGATGGAAAAGAATTTATCAACCTACCTATTGATTGGCAAAAAACTAAAGAGAAAGGAAAGGTGATATATAATTTCAACTATCACACAGAAGGATATTTCTTTGGATGGATTTGGTTTAAGAAAACAACAAGGATAAAAGATATACAACTTTGGTTTTTTAAACCCTCTCGCACAACATCAAGACTTCTGTCACACTACCTAAAGACTAACGATAAATACCAACACATCTATAAAGAATGGAAAAATAATTTAAAATGAGTTACTACTACAAGTACAATTTCATATCTCCTGAGATAGTTTATTCCACTGTAAAAGAGGAATTGAAAAGCTATTTTGATACAGGAGCTGTTGATGATCTTATGTTCCCAACATATACAGACAAATGTTTAAGAAAACTAGGAAGAAGTTCTTATGTTATTTCTGAACAAGTGTTGTATATAGAGGATTTTGAAGCTAGACTTCCAGATAACTTTTTTGCTGTAAGGGAAGCATGGTTGTGTACAGAGATTCCTGGCTATCCATATCAAACAGCAAACTCATTTTATTCTCAAGCTGCTACACAAACAACAATACAAGTGAGTCCTGTTATTTATGGAGGACCTTCTTGTCCTGGTCCTTGTTGTGGTAATGTTGGATGTGATGGGTCATGTATGCCTGAAATAATGCAAACTGTATACAAAACTAATCAACAATCTGCAAGAAGTTATCAACGTGAATATCTTCTTAAACCAGGAAACATTTCTGCAAGAAACAATTGTGGAGTGGATTATAATAATAATTGGGAAATGTATGGATATGCTGGTGTTAGTAACGGATCTTCTACACCAGGATCTTCAGCTGCTGATAGCTTTGATATTAGAGATAATAAGTTTGTCACTAATTTCAGAAGAGGTGTTGTACATTTAGTGTTCTATTCTACAGCATATGATAATGGTGGTAATCAAATGATTCCTGACAATTATCGTGTTAGAGAGTTTATAGAAGCATTTATTAAATATAAAGTGTTTGAGACATTAACAAATCAAACAAATGATGAAACATTTAATCAGCTTCAACAAAAATTAGTTTATTACAAACAATTACATGATGAAGCGTTCATTATGGCTGATATAGAAATTAAGAAACAAACTCCTTGGGATAAACAAAGAAGAATCAAAAATGATCTTAATAGGTTTAACATGTACGAGTTACCAAATCGTACTAACAGATATGGCTGGAGAAGAAATAATTAATTTAACAAATGGCAGAAGAACAACAACAACAAGGCAACATTAAAGTGGAATTTAACACTGCAAACACTGGTTTGAACTTAGACCAATCTGTTAATCAGATTCCTAAGGGCACTCTTACGTATGCACTAAATGCTGCTGTTGAGAACTTTGACTCAAATTCTGTTAACTATCAGAATGAACCAGGAAATGAACTTTGTTTAGATTTTCCTCCAGGATATCAATTAATAGGAGAACATTCCATCACTGAAAAAAATAAACATATATTTTTTCTAGCCAATCCTGAAACAGGAGCTAGTCAGATTGGATATATGATTAATAATGATTGTCAGTATAGAGTGTTAATAAGTGCTCCTTGTTTAAACTTTAAGATTAACCACCCAATACATAAGGTGGTGCATAAAATTACAAATTGTACAGAAGAAATATATTGGACAGATGGTTTCAATCCTAGAAGGTATTTAGATCTTTTAAATGTTCCTTATGTATTAAGACCAGGAACATCTCTTTGCGATGCTTCTTATACAGATGAAGTGGATTGTAATCAATTAAGAATGCAACCTAATTTTGAAATCCCTGAACTATCTATAAATAGCATCACTACAGGTGGAGATTTACAAGCAGGTGCATATCAATTTGCTATTCAATATGCAGATGCAATTGGTCAAGGATCTACATCATATTATTCTATAACCAATCCTACACCAATTGCTAATACACAACTCACCACTCCAGATTTTAATTATCAAGTGGGTAGATCTATTGTTATAGATATTAACAATCTTGATGGTACAGGGCTGTTTCAATATTTCAATCTTGCTGTAATTAAAACTATAAATGGTATCACCTCTGTAGAATTAGTGGGTACATATTTTATTGATAGAATAGATAAACAATTAATTTATACAGGACAGAATCAAACACAGATAAGACTTACAATAGAAGACATAATTGAGAAATATCCATATTATGATATTGCTGAAGATCTTACAGCTGTTAGAGATATTCTTGTTTGGGACAATCTTATATCTATAGATAGAATCAACTATCAAAGAATAGCTAATCAAATTACATTACAGTGGCAAACATATAGACTCCCTGCTGGAGAAAACTATGCTGATGGATTAAATGCTACAAACTACAGAGGATATGTAAGAGATGAAGTGTATGCATTTGAAATTGTATTTCTTCTCAAGAATGGTAAACAAACAGATGGTTTTCATATTCCTGGTAGAGTGATTAGTGCTGTTGAATTAGGTTTTCCAGCAGTGCCCACTACTAATAGTGATTTTGTTGGCACTCCTGATTATTATTTAGGAACAACAGGATATAGTCCTTATTGGAAAATATATAACACAGCATCTGTTACAGGATTTTCTCCACAATATATTCCTAATGATCCAACATACAAAGGACCATATCAATTTGGTGAATTTGCATATTGGGAATCAACAGACACCTATCCTTGTAATACAGAAGTGTGGGGAGAACTAGCTAATCAAAAAATAAGACATCATAAATTTCCTGATGTGTTAGTGAGTCCTCACTATGAGTCAGCATTATTTACAAGTGCTAGTTCAATGGTGATGCAAAATGATGCTATATTCCCAATGGGAGTGAATATAGATGTACAACAAGTGTCTTTATTAATACAACAATCTGGTCTTACAAAAGAACAGAAAGATGATATTGTTGCATTCAAGATAATTAGAGGAGATAGAGCTGCAAACAAATCTATAGTTGCTAAAGGTATATTAAGAAACATTGGTAAATACACAAGAGAAGAAACAGACTACTACTATCCCAACTATCCATATAACGATCTTAACATAGATCCATTTTTATTAAGTAAGAGTAATTCATTCACTGTAGATTCTGCAACAGCTTCACAAAGTAATAACACTTCTGGTATTTGTAGAAGTTTTCACATTAATGTTACAGTGAGTGGTAGAATGGAATACATAGATTGTTACACAAA